AACTCGATATTTTTTCGGCTAAACCGTCTAAAAATCCAGAATCTTTTACGTTTTTTGACAACGTCGAAAAGAAATCAAGAACTTTGGATCCTTTATCCTCAAGCGGATCAAAAAGAGACTTTACGGTTTCAAAAAGAGACTTGAAGGTTTCTTTCAGTTTGTTAGCCGAATCATCGGACATGATTAGACTTTCTGAAAAGTTTTCTAAAATCCCTAAAAGTCGTCCTATTACACCAGCAGCATCGCCTGCGAATTTTTCATCAATATTAAATACTTCTGAAAAAGCCGAACCTATCGAGCTTAACGGTTTGTATATAGCCGTAGCCACGTTCTTTATTATTTTGGTTATACGCCTAAAAGCATTCGCCTTATTGAAAGCATCAGCCATCGCCAAGGCAAACGATGTGACGTAATCGGCAACGTCCAAAAATACGGACCCTGCGTCTTTAAGAAGTCCGAATAAAATCTCAAAGGTTCCGGATAAATATTTGGCGTCGGTATCGTTTAATATAAGACTTTCCGACATTTCAGACAAAGCCAAAATTACTTCAGCCACGTCGGTTGGATCAACGCCAAACACCTTTGAAAAAGCATCTGATACAGAACTAACAACTTTTTCCAACGCAGTAAAAGAGTTCGCAATCAGGTTAATTACACCGGTTCGTCCTCCAGCTTCAACCCAGTCTGTTAAAAATTTATTTCTAGCTTCGGACGATTGATTAATTATGTCTGAAAGTTTTGTACTAGCCCAAGTAAAGAACTCGGTTGCAGCATTAAAGTCTCCGATAATAATACGCCAACTAGCCGCCCATCCAGAGCCAAGAGCTTCTCCGACCGTATCCCATAGCTGAGTCCATGTACGAACCATCGTGGCGGCTTCTTCTGCGGTTTTTGCTAACTCCAGAATAGCCTCGGCATCTTCTTTGGAATAATTGGCATTAAGAAGCTCATTAAATGCCGTATTATACGCATCATCGCCAACTTCTTCGTATGAAATAGCCAGCTGATTCAAAGTGTCGGTTAAGACTTCACTTGTTAACCAGCCTTCATGCAACGACTCTCGGAAAGATCCGGTTTTTTCAATCATCGCATCTACGGCTATTCCATGAGCTCTAGCAGTTCGCTTCAAGGCTTCCTGAAAAACCTGACCGCCCATTCCGGCGTTGACAACAGAGTTCCAGTCCTGAAGTTTTACAGTTCCGGAAGCCAAAGCCTGAGAAAGCTGATACATTGCCGTCGATGCTTGTTGTGATGTAGAGCCTGAAACAGCCGCAAGATTTGCAATACCTTGAATGGCTTTTGTCGAAGTGTCCAGGTCGACACCTGCTGCGGTGAATGTACCAATATTTCTGGTCATTTCTGAGAAATTATAAATGGTTTTATCCGCATAGACATTTAGTTCATCAAGCGCTTCGTTGATTTTGCCAATGCCTTCTTTTCCAGACAATCCCGTATTTGCCGAAATCGTCTGAATAGATTTCATCTGAAGCTCGTACTCGGAAAAGCCGTCAGTCAGTGGTTTTAGAGTAACGTTTCGAATAAGACCAGTTCCAAAGTCGGCTGCTCGTTCCCCGAGACGACGAAAAACTCCAGTGACGAACTCCTGAAACACGCTAAATCTAGAAGATATAATCTCGATACTACTAGCGACTCCATTCATGTTGAATCGATCGCTACTAGCTTTAATCGAGTCCAAACCAGAAGACGCATTTTTAAATTTTAAAGCGTTTTCGAGCTTTCCTAAAATATCAATCGCTCGATTGGCTCCAGACTCAAAACCAGAGTTGTCGAATTTTAGAGCAACTACACGTTCGTCCGTACTGCTCACGAGGATACCACCGCCTTCCAAACCGAATCAACAGCTTCTCTAAACAAATCTTCCATGACAGGCGTTACAAAATCGTTTGGGGCTACATACCCACCGGTTCTAGTACCATGTCCTTTTATTATAAGAATGACCACCGGAGTCTTGCCGTCATTGGACAAGTTTGTATTATGCCACTCAAGCAATATCGCAGAATCCGTGATTTTAGATTCGTATTTCCACGAAGAAGCCGAGGCCCCGGTCCTAACAGGAGTGTTATCTCTAAGGATTGAAACACCTTTTTGACCGTAAGAATCGAGAAGTTCGTATATTTTTCTATTCTTTATGCTCTTTAAAAAACGATTAGTCCTATTAAAATTCCCAGAAGAAGTTACTGTTATTATAGCGTTAGCCATGAATTATCCACGCGTCCCATACTTCGCTCTACGAGCTTTGTTAATCGCTCTATTCTGTTTCGCTATTTCCGATCGGCTCATTTTCTTTTGCTTAGGATTGTTTTTAATAGCGCACACCTCGATTAGAGTAATTAATCTGTTTATATGCCATTTTTCGAATTCAACTGGTATATTCTGAGCTATCATATAATAATAAATAACTTCACTAGTTAAGACTTCTCTACTAGCGGTTCTTCCAAAATGAGAAATCGTAGTCGCAGTCATCGGATCTTTTATGTAGTTAGAAATTTCTTCGACGTTCTCACTAGTTAAACATCTATAAACGTTCGAATCGACATTTGAAGGCTGTATTGTCATACACCTAAGATAGTCGAAAACTTCTTCCGATGTTTTTTCCGAATTTGACAAATATGGCTTATGCCATTTTGCTTCCCATTTTGAAATAGAAATTAAAGAGTGCTCCATAATAAGGGTCTGCTCTTTAATTTCAACAAATTCGTTTTTTGATTCGTCATAAACCTCATGAGCAGGAACTTTTATACGAAGCACGGTCAACCTCTTTTAAACTAAAGACATGCGATTCTCTACAGACGGATTCGAATCGCTATCGACCTTTGGTAAGACGCCTTCTACAAACTTCTTTGCGCAACCTTCTTCGGTGGCAAGCTGAATATACAATTCCGAATAAGCTTCCGTCTGAGAAAAAGCCTCGGAAAGTTCTTTTGACTTGACAAAGCGACGACCGTCGTCGCTCTTTTCTCCATATGATTTAAGAATGAGGTTTTTAAATTCCTCACCAATTCGCCTAGTGTCTTGCAGCTCGACGATTCGCTGAAGATAATCCCCATACGAACCGTTTGCCTGAAGGTTCATTTCCATAACTTCGGCCTTGTTAAGATTAAAGTAAAAGTCCTCGGTACGAGTCGCGCCATTGTAATCGGTATACGTAATCGGCCACTTAATCATGATGTGCCCTTTCTCTATTTTGCTATTGGTGGGCCCGATGGGAATCGAACCCATGACCTTGGGATTAAAAGTCCCCTGCTCTAACCTGCTGAGCTACGAGCCCATATGGTGGGGGCGGAGGGACTCGAACCCTCACGACCATTCGTCGAGAGATTTTAAGTCTCCTGCGTCTGCCATTCCGCCACGCCCCCAAATCTTGGAGCGGTACCCCACCATACCGCTCCAGTGGCTTTGTCCTGGTAACTTCACGAGCGCTCCGCAAAGCCTCCCACACGAATAAGCGCTCGTTAAGTTGGGCCTTCCCCGCGCTTCCCAACCGGGTTCCTCGTCCTAGTATGGAACCATTCCCCTCGGCGGCCAACCCGAGCCACGGCCGTTTTACTTACGATTTTGACTAAGCAGCGAGAGCAGCCTCAACCGTGGTGATGGTGCCATCAAGAATCTTCGCGACAACATCGGGAAGAGGCAGGGTAGGAACGGTGCCAGCTGCCTGACCCTCACCATCGGTGCCAAACAGAACATTCTCAAGAAGAGTAAGCTTTGCCTGGTCGGCCTGCTCCGTAAAGTCCGTGGAAGGAATGGTAATCTGAGAAGTCGGCTCGTATCCGGTAACCTGAACCGGAGTGGTGCTAATCTCCCAAGAGAACGTAATCGCCTCAGGCGAATCGTTAATGGTAGAATAGCCACGCTCAGACGGAGCTGCGCGACAACCATAAATCAGATGCAGCTTATAACCGAGCTCGTCGCCTGCAACATCGTTACCAATCTTGGTGCGATAGGCAAGACCGAACGCCTTGCGAGGCTGCTGACCAATACGCATGCCAGCAACAGGAGTAGCAAAGCCGTCATTCTGCTCAAACTCGTCGGGATAGGTGAACGCCTCGATGGTGGCGCCAAACTCCTCAGCAGAATACAGAGTCAGATAGTTCATGTTATCAGCATACTGCTTCTGAGCCTCAGCACCAGAAGGAGACTCAGAAACGCTGGTAAGACCGTTCCAAGCAACACCGTTGGAATACTTGCCGGCATTGGTGACCTGATACAGAACGCCGTGATCCACACCAGTCTCATACCGATGCTCGCCAATGGCATCCCAAACTAACTTAGCCATTAGAAATCCTTTCAATAACGTTTAAACTATATGAAAAATGATGGAGGTTGTCTTCTACAAAATGCCTATCAAAGCTTGTATAAGGAATGTCCAACATTCTATCCATCATTTCATCAGGCAACGGATCCTTCGTAATAAGCAACGCGTCGTAATCATCTCGAACAATATACGGACGGTTGTTTGCGTGAAGAACTTCGTCGCCGGTGTATGAATACACGATACAAGGGTACTCTAAATGAATGGAGGCTGGAGGTTGGAAATATACCTTCCTAATCCCCGGTATCGCTTCCAACGTCCTCTGTAGATTCAGACGTCGAGTCTGGCGAGACATAAACACCCCCAACGCTAATAGTAACCCTGGGTCGGTCAAGTTCGACGGAGGTAATCTTAAACTTGACTCCCATGTATTCGAGATAACGCATAGAAGGAATGTGCGAATATAAAAACGTATCCGCGATAATACTAAACTGATTTGTAATAACAAAATCGTCATTAATATTATCCGTCGTTTCCCAGCGCCGACCGTTACGCAGCACATCGCCCTTGTATGGACGAGGGGTGATAACGTCCTCCCAGATACCGGGTTCGCTTTCTTCCTGAACGGCAAAGCCTATGACGCCATAATACTTAGCCACTACGCCATCTCCTTACCATTTTGAAGGCTTAGCCCTCGCCGCCGGCAGACTCGGTCACAGGAGCGGTGTACATCGGATAGCCCTCAGGCCAACCGTTGGCATCCTTGGTCTTGGTGGCAGTGCTGAAATCACCAGAACGCGGACCGAACGTGAACGGCAGGGTCGAGGTGGTCTCGAGAGCGATAGCCGTATACGGATCCTGAAGAGCGCCGGAGCAGCGGGTCTCAATCAGGTACTCGTACTTGTTGAAGTCGAGGTTGAAGTCGTCAAACATGGTGACGGCGCCACCCTTGTCGGCACCAACCACATAGTCTGCCGGGTTAACAATCAGACCGAGCAGAGTACGGGTCTCATTAACGGTCGAGCCCTCGGTCTGGCCGGGAACCTGAGCAACGCGAGTGGCGCCCTCAAGCACGGGCACCTCGAGAATACGAGAAACACGCAGAGCGGTGGCAAGCTCCTGCTCGGTCTTGTACAGACGATGACCAATCTCGTCCTTGGCAAGCAGCATACGGGTCAGAACGTCGTTAGTGGTAACGAACCAAGGCTGACCAGTGCCCTTGTAATTCTTACGAGACAGCAGAGCGGTATCAATAAGTGCGTCAGCAATCTGAACATACGTCGCAGAAGCGGGAATGGTGACCAGCTGATGGATGCAGTAGAGATCGTCGTCGTGATAAATAGGACGAATGTTAGACTCGTTAATCTTCGAGACGTCGTTTGCGGGACGACCATCGCCGATGAGGGTAGCAACCGCGAGCTCCTCCTCAAGCATGGCACGCATCTCACCCTTCATCCAAGCCACAACATCCATGTCTACGATATCAATGATGTCGTCGCGGTCAAGCTTCTGAAGCTTGTACACAGTGGTCGGAGTGGTGGTACGAGCCGCCAGAGAGAAGAACTCCTCAATCTTCTGATTGCCCTTAATATAACCACGAGCACGAGCCTCGTACTCGGTGATGTTGGCCGTACGAG